TCGTTGGCTGCACGGGCGAAGGCCACACGGTCAAGGTCGGTATCGCGCACGCGCACGAGCACGCTGTTGTCGGTTACATCATCGGGATTCAGCCCGAACCGCGCCGCATTGTCGCGCACATACTGGGTGTAGCGGGCCGCGCTTTCGGGGTTGCTTGCCATTGCCTGCCTGATTGCCATGGTCCGGGCGTTTCCGCTTTCAACCACGTTATCGGGGCCGACAATCGGGGCGCCGTTCTGTGCATCCGCGCTTTCGCCCAACCGGGCCGGGTTCAGATTGCGGACCATCCCGGCAACCTGATCCTGGCTGGCTGCCCGCGTGCGATCTCGGGGTTGCAATTCGGCGGGATAGGCGCTGTTCGCTTCGCCGGTGTCTGTGTTGCTGGTTACAAGGTCAGAGGCAGGGACGAGCGCCCAATGGTAGGATACGGGCACTTGGTCGTTGGTGTAGACGGTGCCTGCGTTCGGACTGCTGGCGGAAGATTGCGCTTCCTGGGCCTGGGCTTCCGCTTCGGCCAGGGCCGCGGCTTCCGCTGCCGCCTTCGCTTCTTCCACTGCCTGGGCTTCCGCCTGTTCCTCGGCCTGCACATCCGCCAATGCCTGCTCACGCACCTTGGTCATGGCTTCCTCGCGCACCCGGTTCAAATCCTTTTCCGCGTCCCGGGTCTTTTGCTGCTGAGTTTCCAGTCCTTGCTGGTACTCGCCCACCACCTTGACCTGGCCCACCATGTCCTTTGTGGCCTGCTTCATGGCACCGGCAAGGGCCTGGTTGGCCGGGTCTGCCGCGTGCTGGCCCTGTACGGTTTTCAGGTTTTCGCCCATGGTCTGGGCGCGTTCCTGTTCGGTTTCAAGGGCCTGCTGGCTCTGGGCTTCCTGGGCCTTGGCCTGGCTGTATGCCTGTTCATAGGGCTTTACGCTATTCAGAGCGCCTTCACCGATCAGGTCGCGTGCCCGGCTGGCTACCCGGTCATTGTGGATGATCGCCTGCATCCGGTCAGCAATGGCGGGCTTTTCTGCGTCACGGTTGGCCGCATCAATGAGCGCCTGCACATCGCCAAATTCCACGCCGTTTTGGCTGATCCTGTTTAGAACGGCGGACGCTTCACCCTGTCCAAGCGCGGCAATGCGCAGCGCATCCTTTACGGCCTGCTGGTCTGCGCCTTCGTTCTCTGCGGCCAGAATCACGTCCTGCGCCACGGCAACGGCCTGCTCAGTGCCCATCTGGTTGGCTAAATGCAGCCCGGCGGAAACCGCCGCCCGCTGGCCTTGCGCGTCCCCAGAAACGGGGAACAGCGCCGCGCTCAGGGCTTGCACCTGGCTGCCCTTGCCCGCGTTCAGGGAGGAAGTCAGCAGGGTCAACGTCCGATTCGTCATGTCCTGGGTGGTCCGATCCAGCGGCAGGCCGTTCGCCAGCGCGTTTGCACGAACCTGGCCTTCGATGGAGGGCTGGGTGGTGTTAGGAGCGGCATTCAGACGCCCGGCGGCATAGCTGATTCCAGACGTGCCAGCAGCGGACAGAGCGCCGGTCACACCAGCTGCAAGAACATCCGTCCAGAAGTCTTTATCAGCTTGCTTGACGGCTTCTTCATGGCTCATGGTCTGTTCGTATTCTTTTATTTTTTGTTCGCGCTGAGAAAGTTCGCCCATGATGACGTCATCAGCCAGACCCTCAACGAATTCTGTCGCGGATTCACCGATGAATTCCTCCACCATGTCATTGGACAGTACATTCTTCATCACGCGTTTGACACCTTCCGCGCCACTATCAATAGCTTTCGCTATATTCTGAGTTGTGACAAGTTCGCTGATTGTCTCTCCTCCGAACGTAGCACCACCTACCAAGGCGGCCTGAAGGTCCGATCCTCCGCGAAGTTTTACATCCTGTACAGCTGAGCCTGCTGCCTGCAAACCCATGTACGCAGGGCCAAGGACGGTGCTACCAAATGGCCCCGTCAGAGCAGAATTGATAAGACTTTTCGCGCCGCTTGTCACCGCATCATAAACAATACCAGCAAACTTTTTTAAAGGGCTTCCTTCTTCCAGTGGTTCCAGTATCTTTTCTTTCGCATTCTGGTCGAGGGTTTTTGTCGCCCAGGTGGTATTAAAGAATCGGCTGTACGGGTTGATTTCCCTCCCAGCGATTAACGACGCAGCGGCATACCCTGCGCCTTTTGCTGTTGCCGGGCTGATCCCGATGGAAGTGATAGCGGCCAGAACAGGCATTTCCTGAGCGAAAGCCGCCAGCTCCTCGTTCTGTGCCATCGTCCTGCGTACATTGACCGCATCGGCCAGACCATTATAGTAATCCCAGGCGGCCTGTTCGCCTTCTTTTTTCAGCTTATACAGATAGGTATCCCGTTCTGCCGGTGTCAATTCCCCCATATAAGACTGAGTATGGGGCTGTACAGCATCTCCTAACACCGGGCTACCTGCCTGCGCCAGCATACTCAGATTGTCAGCCAGGGTGATTTCCGCCTGGTCGAGAGACGGATCAGCCGCATAGAGTGCAAGACCGCGCTTCCCACCAGCCAGGATTTCCTTTTTCGCGTCCGCCACAACCTGGTCGAAGTCAGGCTGGAACCGCAAGTTAAAATCCTCTGCTTCCTGCTTTTCTTTTTCCAGCCGCGTTTTTTCACGGTTCAGGTTGGAAATATATTCGCCCGGAATCGCTACCCCTGCCGCTTGCATCTGATCCCTTGCTTGGTCCAGCGCTTCCAGCTTTTGGTCGGCCTCCCGGATGATCCCGTTAGCGGCCAAGGCTGTTGTTTTGGCATCAAAGCCGTTGTTCAGCATGTTATCCAGCACCGTTGTCGGTGCCCATTCTGTCGGCTTATATGTACCGCCCACGTCCATTACCAGGTCGATTCCGCTTACCAGTTTTTTTTCCTGCGTCACCGCTTCGGACAACGCCTGTTGCCAATCGGCAGAGGTCGAATCCATGTCCGGATTGGCCTTCCATACGCTCTGCATAGCCGCCGCGTTAATCATGCTTTCAGAGGTTTTCAGGTCGCCCTGGGCCTGGTCGTAGCGGCGTTGCATGTTATTTAGGGTGCTCTGCGTTTTATTGATCTCGGTATCAATCTTGGCCATCTGGTCAAGCAGCGCTTGTGCTTCTTGCTGATTTTTAAAATAATCACCGACAACACTGTCATGCGCAGCACGTTCACTCGAAAGTATATCATATGGTCCAGAAATACCTTCTTCGAGCTGCTGCATTATTTGATCATATTCTCGTTCAATTTCCTGCCGTTGGGCTTGCAATTCAGTTAGTCGGATTTCAGCTTCATCGTGTTGCTGGATCGCCATTTTAGCGGCCATGTAATGCGCCGCCGTGAAATCCCGGGCCTGCTTCGCCGTGGTTTCGTACAGTGTACCCGCATCCGCCGTTCCGTTCTGCACGCTTCCGGCCATGTCTGCGGCGACACGTTCCGCGTTCGCGGTCGGGGCCAGGTTCAGCAGCATCTTTTCATCTGGTGTACCGGTGGCCAGAATGGTCTTGGCGGAATCCAGGATGGCTTTCGACTGCGCGGCATTGACGGCCTTGGCGGTCTGATCCTCCACGGGGACCGGCCTTGGTGTCTCCCTTGGGGCAGGCGTGGGCATTTGCGCAGGCACGGATGCTTGGGCCACGTCGCTCTGGCCAAACATAGGCGCAGGCGTGGGGGTGGGTTCAGGGACCGGCCTTGGTGTTTCTCTTGGCGCGGGTGTTGGCATTTGGCTTGGCTCAGCGGTTGAGGCTGTCTGGCCAAACATTGGCGTAGGTGTGGGAGTAGGTTCGGGGACGGGACGCGGCGTTTCTCTCGGAGCAGGCGTGGGCATCTGGGTAGGCGAGGGGCTGCTGTCCGCATTCATCACCTGGTTTATTTGGGTGCCAAACTCTGGCAGGCTTTCCTTTTCCGCGGCCTTTGCGCACTTCTGCTTGATATAGTCCTGCACGTCCTGCTTGCGGTAATCAATGGGCCGGGTCGTGCCTTCCAGCTTGTCAGGCCGTACCATGCTGGCATCCAGCTTTTTCAGCGCGGTCAGGGCGGCGCTGCCGTCCAGGCCCTTGTCCCAGAGGCCGTCCTCAATTACAGCGGGATCTGTAATTCCTGCGGCGATCATGGTGTCGATGCGGTCGTAAATCTCTTTTACTTCCGTTTCCGCCTGTTCGGTGAACGATTCGGCGTTATATACCTGCTGCCAGTATTTCACATCGTCCGGATTGTTCCAGTCGATTTTGGTTTTTGCGGCTTTCTCCGCCCAGCCAGGCTCGAACTCTTTTACTCCGAAATACTGGGCCGCGTCATCCAGTGTGCTTTTTACGGAATAAGGGCTGTATGCATCGCTGCGGAAATCCAGCTTATCGCTGATCTCTTTGTTCTCTTTCCACACGTTCCCCCGGTCCAGCGCAGCATTGACGGCATCCATTTCCGCATTGCCGCTGCCGCCGTTATTCCGGGCAGCCCAAATATAGCCCCGCAGGTTGTCGGGGTTGTAATCAATGGGCTGGGTGTAGTTGTACACATGCCCGTCAGATTGCGCAGTCTTCAGCCCTTGCAGGTACTTATACTTTTTCCCCCAGTCCAGCCTTTCCAGGATTTGATCGTCGGACAGATTCAGGTCGTCACGGCCAACCCAATAGGCGATTTCATCTTTCAGCGCGGCTTCTTCATTAAGCACTTCTTTCGTGTCATTGTAATTGCGCTGAATTTGATAGTAATAATACGCCGCATTCTGCGCTGCCGTGCTGGTTTTCGTCGGGGCGGCAGGCGTCGTTCCAGCATCCGTATATCGTGCGCCTTGCAGAAGATACTGATTTTGGGCAATCCATTCGTCATTGATCCCACCACTCACATCAATACCCAGCTTGGCAATGGCGTCCACATACGGGCTGGTAATGCCGGTATATGGGTTTTGATAAAAGCCGCTGGCAGGATCGGCCTTCATCGCGTCAATCTGAGCCGCATATGCGTCAAACTGTTCCGGCGTCAAGCTGTCCTGCATCCTGTACAACTGCGCCACGTATTCGGGATATGTGGGCATGTCACCCGCCCACCACTTCCCGGCTTGAGCGGGTTCCACCGAAAGGTCAGGGACGGATTGCATCTGAGACAGCTTTGATTCAAGAGCACTCGCGGGCGTTTCCACAGGATTTAAAAGCGCAAAATAATCAATGTATGGAACAGAGGTCGGTGTTTCGCTGCCGCCAGGATTGACAGTCTGCACTTCCTCCACCGGCTGCACCACAGACGGGGCAAGCGCTTCATCGGGAATGGCCGAATATGTATAGTCGCTGGTCGGGCGGTTATTCTTTTGCAAAATGTCGTTGATTGCGTCCCGGATCGCCCAATCCTGCTTTGTCATTGGATCAAATCTCGACATAGGCTACCCCTCTTTATTTCTTTTTATTTTTCATGGCGTTTGCAAGTTCGCTCTCAAACCGTAGACCTGTCGCCGCGCTTTTCTCGTTCATCTGGTTCAGTAAATCCATGTTGACTGGGCCTTGCAGCACCTTTGTGGTCGGTGCTACAGCCTGAACATTTACAGCCGGAGCTGTTGCTGCAACGGGGGTCGGCGCAGGAGTAAGACCTTTTATCAAATCAGCCGTAGACATCGCCGGGGATACAGGCTTCTGTGTGTTGGCGTTATTCTTAGCTTTTGCCTTGGCTTTCTGTTCTTTTGCGGCCTGCGTCGCCAGCGCTTTATTTATTTCAGATTCCGCCAGCGATTTGACACGTGTTGCGTCTTGAGCATAGGCCACTCTTTCTGCGGGCGTCATAGTCCGCAATGCTTCAGCAAGCGCGGATTCGCTGGAACTCCCGCTGCCAGAACCAGCACCATAACCAGCGCCGTATCCGCCGTTGGCCTGCCTCGCTTGCAGACCATACGTCTTTTCCCATTGAGCATCCTTCACCGCGTCACGGCCTTCCTGATATTGCCGCTGGTAGAGTTGTTCAGCCAGGGTGTCGGCCCATTTCTGGGCGTTGAAATCGTAATTCTGCTGCCATTGTGCATCAGAAACGGCGTCCCGCGCTTGCTGGTATTCCCGTTGCCATTGCTGGTTGGCAAGCTGCGCCTCAAGCTGTTGCTGGCTCAAGCCAAACTGTTTTGCCCATTGTTCGTCTGACGCTTTGGCGCGGCCTTCCTGATACTGGCGCTGCCACTGCTGGTTGGCGAGCTGGGCTTCAAGCTCTCTCTCGCTCAAGGCGTACTGCCGGGCGGCCTGTTCATCCGCTGCCCGCGCTCTGTCAGTTTGATACTGCTGCTGCCATTGCATGTTGGCAATCTGCGCCTCGGCCTGCTGCTTGCTCAGGCCGAACTGCTTCTCGAACTGCTCGTCGCTGATCTTGTCGCGCTCAGCCTGCCGCAAAATACTGGCAAGCTGCAAGCCCAATTGATCGTTCCGCTGCTGCTGGGCCTGCTGCCGCTCGTATTCCTGATCGTCCAGCTCGCGGGTACGCTTTAGCACATCGGCGGCGCGGCTTGCATCGTATTGGAGCAACTGGTCGCCCAACTGCTGAGCAAGCTGCGCGCGCTGTGCGTCGATGTTTCCCTCAGCGGTGCCCTGTGCATCCCATAGCTTTTGCTGCGCTTCCGCGCCTCGCTGGTTAATATTTGCCAGGATTTGAGCGCCATAGGAGGAGCGCTGCATACCGCGGTTCAGCATTTGACGGTCAGCCTGAGAGTAGCGCTGCCGGTAGTCCCTCGCGCTGGCTTCCCGCTGCTGATCGTAGGTGTCCTGCAATCCTGCCCGCTGCTGCTGCAAAGCCAAATCCGCCTGCTGCTGCCTCTGCTGTGCGCTCAAGCGGAGCTGATCATAATAGCTTTTGTATTCGTCCTGCGCCCGCGCCTGATTCTCCGCCGTGGTTTTCGGCACGTAACCGCTCCTGCTTTGATAATCAGCAAGCATCCCGTTCAGCAAATCGTCCGTAGTTGGTTTTTTATTATTCGTTGCCATCGTTTGCCTCCTGAGAATATAAAACCCGCCCCATATGGAGCGGGAATTTTTTATTCAGCGTATCGGTCTATCATTTCTTTTACTTGCCGCATCGCCGCGTCATAGAACAGTTTTGCGTGTTCCATTTCCTCACCGGATAGTCGGTGGAATAAATCGGCCAGAGCCGGGTTTTCGTCCTTGTGTTTCAAGGCGCAACGCGCATACTTCCCGGCGTCCCTGATTTCGTCCTCGATATATTCCGAAAGGTTTTCAATGTCGTTCATTTCAATGTCGTTCATTTTGCCCTCCATTAAACGGCTGATTCAATGCGCTTTCGCATAGCATCCATGTCTGCCGCGCTTAGTTTCAGGGTAATTTCCGTGGGCGATATGAGCGGGATTGCGGGGATGCTTACGGGGAAACTGCCGTACTGTTCGATTGATTTGCTCATGGCGTCGGCAAGCCCGGAAACATCATAAGTACCACTGCCATCATCGTCCATCAATGCCCGGAACATCTGGCTTCCAAACAGGACGTCAGCCAGCTTGTGATTCGCCGCAATTGCGTTCGCGCCAATGGACACGATGATTTGCAGGCCGCGCCCATTCGCCAGGTTCGGCAGTATGTCGCTTTGGATATAATCGGTGACGCCGTGGACAATTTGCGATTTCGTGACGCGCATGTTTTCCTCCTATCAAGGCCGCAACGGGCCATATAGGCCCGCTACGGTATCAGCAATCAGGACGCGGGAGTAGACGCTGTGGCGTTCGCCGCAGGCACAGGGTAAACATCCACAGGCCCCCAGCCGGGAGACACGTTGCCATTGGGAATCGTCAGCCTGGTCATGCTGAAAAGCTGGGCCAGACGTTCCTGCTGGCAGCGGATGATCCCCTCCTGGGTCGCATTCCATACGGCCTGAGCGCTGATTTCGCCCTGCACGACGGCGATCTTGTTGTCCGTGTAGAGCTGGGCTTTCAGGGCGGCGATTTCGCTGTCTTTCGCAATCGCATCACGAATCAGGCTCATCTCGTACCGGGTAACGGGTTTTTCGTTGGGGTCGGTGTTTTGGCCCCTTCCCAGCAGCGCTTCCAGACCGCCCGCTCCGGCCAGAGCGCCCAGACCCGTGCCGATAGCGCCAAGCGTCACGCCAAGATTGCCCTTGCCATTGGTCGCATACTGTACTTCTGCCATTGCATTTCCCTCCAATTGTTTATTGAGAGGGCGGGCCCTGTCCTCTTCTGCCTGTATTGTCGCAAAAAATCGTCTTGTCCACGAGGTCATAATCCGGTCAGGTTTGGTGCAAAAAGAGGACAATTTGAGGGCAATAAAAACCCCCGGCATCAGCCGGGGATGTGTGAGAACACTTCCTTTTCGCCCTTGCGAAGTCTGCGCCATACGGTTTTATCATCCAACCCGACCGCTTCCGCGATCGCCGCTATGGTGTCGCCGTCCACCAACCGCATGTAAAGCATTTTTCGGTCTGTTTTATCGTGGATGTACTCCATAATGCACGCTTTGGCTTGCTGATTGCTGTAATCAGGGCGTTGGTAAACCTTTGGCATTCGCTAACTCAACGATTTCGGCGATCATTTTGTTGATAGTGTCAAGCCAAATAGATGTTCTGACGGTATACGCCGCCACGAAAATGACCACGATAATAACAAACGTAACGCATACCCATTGCGTTGTTTTGTGCGCCCGCTCTACGTCTGCGTCCTTGTGCATCATGGCGCTTTCATACGCAAAAACAGAAATGCGCTCCGTGTGTTTTTCCTGCTCTTTGATTTTGCTCATTGAATCACCGCCCCTCACGGTTCATCCTCAGGCGGTTTCAGTTCCTGATTGTACTGGTCTGTGCTGATTTTCAGTAGCGCTCCCAGGAAAGTGTCAACCGCCGTGATCGTGCCGACGATTTCCGCGCCGTAGGGGAAAGACCAGATTTTCGCCAGCGCGAAGTACAGCGTTCCCAGCGCGGGCAGGACGATCAGGGCAATGTACTTCAGGATGTCATAGCATTTGTTGCTCATTTTCATGATTTTGCTCCTTTCAAATCCCTTATGTCGTGTTCGGCTTCGTTCATGCGTCCCTCTAACGCGAATGTGCGCTCCACGACCTGATTGTGTTTGTCCACCTTTTTTTCCAGCTCTTTCAGGCGGTACTCAATCAACGCGGAACTCTTGCGATTGGCGAAATACACGCCAGCCAATGACAACAGCCCGGTAATTATTGCCGGGACAACACTACCCCAGTCCATAAACATCACCCCTCATATTTTTTGATAATGTGGTACGCAGCCATGACTGCCGCCTTGATCTCCTGCCAGTCAGCCAGCGGGATTGTGATGGTCTGCGGCTGTGTTTCCGGCTCAGACGGCGGGATTTCGTTGTTCCCGTTGTCCACGGGTGGGTTCGTGTTGCCGCTCACCCCCAGCGCTTTCCACGTTTTCGTGCCGACAACCCCGTCAGCGGTCAGGCCGTTGGCTTTCTGGAACGCCTTGACTGCCGCTTCCGTGGCTTTGCCGAAGTTCCCATCCACTTCCAGATCAGCGCCATACCGGGCGTTGAGGATGGTCTGCAAGTCTGCCACTTCATCCCCCTGGCTCCCGCGTCTCAGCGTTGGGATGTTGCAATCATCCTGCACGTTAATCCCCGCCTTTCTCAGTTCGTCGGTGGTGTAAAGTCCGGCAGGGATAGCCCAGCGCTCCCAGTGCGGGGTGCCGGGCAATTTTTCCTCCACGACCTGCCCCTTTTTTCCGCCACAATGGCGGACGGTATCGTTTCCCACGTACATGCCCGTGTGTGATGGCCGGAACACGCAACAGACCAAGCCGTGGGGCATGGCGTTTATATCCGTACCCTTTGCCACCCAGTTGCTTTCGGTCTCCCATTGCGCCGTGACCGTGCCGCCGTAGATGTAGATGCCGACCTGAAGGAGCAGCCAGCGGGTAAAACCCCGGCAATCGTATATCCGGGCGTCCACCCATTTGCAGCCGTCACAAGCGGGCTGCTTGCCGCTAAGAACCGGGCACGCACCACGAATCGCCGCCGCGTGATCCGGGCGGCTGCCGGCATAGCTTGAGCGCTTCGCTGGCGTGCACATTTCACCCGCCGCGCCGAACACGTAGGGCCAGCCGATGCAGCATTCGGACAATGCCCAGAGGATTTCCACTTTGCTGTATTCTCCTTGCTTCCAATTCCTCACCATTGAATCCACTTCGTTCGCCGTGTACATTGCTTATCACCCGTCTTTCGCAAGAGGGGCAGCATTGCCGCCCCTCCGGTATCGTTGTGCCGCAGACCACGCAGCGGTTATCCTGCATCCCGCGTCATCCTCCTTCCCGCTCGATGCGCTCCAAAAGGGCCTGACGCTCCGTTTCCAGTGTGCCGGTATCGGTTTCGATGCCGTGCATGGCAAGGATTTCGGCCTGAGCGCGGATGATGCGCTGGGCTTCATCCAGCATGGCGCAGAGGGATTCGATAATTTGCAGATTCGACATTACACCTCATCCCATCCGTACACGCCGGGTTCCCACACATTATTGTCAACCTGGCTCTCCCAGGTCTTGCCATTGTGCCGCGCTTTATCGTCCTTCATATAGGCGTCTTGCGCTCCCGTGGGCTGCTTCCACTCTGGGATTTCTCCGGGCTTGGCAATCTCCGTAAACAGGGCCGGGGTTTTGTCCGGTTCCCAACCCTCCTGCGCTCTATGCGCCTGCTCTACCCGATATAGTTTATCGTCGTGGCTGATTCGATGATTCACAGTCAGTTCCATACCGGGATGCCAGCGCTCGAACAGTTCCACCCCGTCCAGCGCGTCAGCATCATCCAGGCTTTCGACGGCTTTTACAATCAGGGGGCGCAGCGCTCGCGCGCGCTCGATATAATAGCCCATTTAATCCACCTCCCCAAGCAGGATTCTCGCGGCCTGAGCAAGCTGTTCCGCTTCGGAAGGCTCCGGTTCTTCTTCCGGGGGCCAATCCGCCTGCCGCTCCGCCTCAGGACGAGGGACGGCCACGCCGTTTTCCAGCCGGTACAGGCACGCCCCGTGATCGTCCCACAGCTCCGCGTCCATGCCAAGGCCCAGTGCTTCCACGGTGGTGCGCTGCCAATCGGAGCAGCCGGACAGATCATCTAAGCACAGGCTGGTAACACGATTCTCCGCGTCCGTGCACACGCTGATTGCCGTTTGAGCCACTTGTAATCACCCTTTCTATAAACCTTGATTTTTGTTTTCTTGTGGCTTATCCACACGCCGAACAGGGAAAAGAAATATTTATCCACTCGATGCCGGTCGGCTGCATCAGCCGGGCCTTGATACTGCTCATGTCATTACCTCATACGCGCGCGATATTGGAAGGTTCCCCGCCCCATAAAGGGGCGGGGTTATTTAGGCGGGGGCTTCGCAAAATATGAAGCAGGGGGCGGCGACATACGCGTGGCCCGCGAGGTAGAAGTTCGGATTGCCGTGGCCGTTGACGCAGGAAAAGTACGTGACGCTGGTGGATGAGGCGCACCAGACGATGTTGCGGGACGCGGCATTACCCGCGCCTTTGGCAAAATGCCGCCTGCCGCCCAGCTGATAGATGGGCCACTGCTGCATGTTGCAATATCCGTTCATGCCAGACGCGGAATGGATGGCGCGGCCCCAAACTTCATCCTCTGTGGGCAGGAACAGCACACCGCGATCCTCCCATCCTCCGCCCTGCTGATTGGTCTTGGTGCGAAATTCGCCGTGATAGCGCATCCCTTCGCCGTTCGGGCCCTGGTAGATATGGGCGTACAGCTTGGCGTCGGCCTGCTGGATCAGCTTGATAATGCCGTGGTCAGGGTCGTTGAACGTCCGATACAGTGCCGAACCTGTCCAGGGCGTTTTGGCCTCCATCCATTCCACCTGCAACAGTGTGCCGGACGCGGGCTGCTTGTTGGCCTTGAACGTGATTTTGCCGCTGCCGAAGGTGTAATCTGTGTTATAGGCTTTTCTTACGCCGTCCACGAACACGTAGCCGATGGTGCCCACGGTGCCGTCGATGGTGAACTCCATCGTGCTGCCGTCACCGGTGAACTCCGCGATATGGGTTTTCTCCCAAATCTCGTTACCTTTGCGCATTTTGAGGGTATGCGGCAGACCATCCCGCGCGGCGAACAGGATGTGCGGCTTCCCGTTCTGGAAATTTTGCGCGCCCGAATCGCCATACCGCCAATACACATTGGGCATCGCCTCAAAGTACATGATGGCGTTGCTGAGGGTGCGCACCTGATAGGGCAGGGTGTCGGACAATTTGGCGTAATATGTGGTGCCGTCGATTTTGAACTCCACATAATCCTTCGCGCCGCCGGGCACAGCGGTGTCGTTGATGGCGCTGGTGGTGTACGCCTGTGCGGTCTCGCCCGCCTCCGCCGTGCACGCGGTATCGCTGTAAAACGTGGTGCCCGCCGGGACGGTGTTGCCGCCGTAATCCCAATAATCGCCGTTCAGCGTCACAGGCCAGTAATCCCCGATGTGGATGTTGGTATAGTTCTCCTGAGACAGCGCCGCCCACAGCGCGTCCGCGTCCGCGAAGGAATCTTTCAAGTTCTTGCCGTCCAGGGCGAAGTTATGCGGTGCGGCAACGCCGGAACCGCCGCCCGCGTTCAGCTTCTCCCGGACACCGGCGGAAAGGTCGCTTTCGGGGATGCCCGTTTCGGGCTTCACGTAGGCATCGCCGCCGCCGTCCTCGCCGTCCATTACATCAAAACTGTGCGCTCCGTCCGCGTCCGTGATCGTCACTCGATGCCCGCCCGTGATTTCGGTCACGGTGATGGATGGGGAGATGCCGGGTGCGCCAGCAGGGCCAGTCTGCCCGGTCGGGCCTGTCGCGCCTGTCGCCCCGGTATCGCCTTTGTCGCCCTGCGGGCCTTTGATGTTCACGGGCTGGGGATTCGTTTTCCCGCCGTCATTCGTCCAGCTGATAACGCCCTCGGCAGATACGGCAGGGGTGAAGGTTACGCCGTCGGCTCCCGGTTCGCCTTGCGGGCCTGTTTCACCCTGTGCGCCCGGTTCACCTTGCGGCCCTGGCACGCCTTGGATACCTTGCTGGCCTTGCGCCTGAACGCCCGTGGATACGAAAGCGCCCGACTGCGCGTCCCAGACTTCCCAAACGCCGTCAACAATGCGCGGGTAATGTTCCACCGCAGCCTCCGCATCGCTGGCAGACTGGGCCGCATTATCCGCCAGCGCTTGAAAAAAACTCTGCCAGCTTTCCCACGGTTCGGGCGGAGTTGCGCCTCCGTCCAGCGCTTCCAGGCACATGGTCTTGAAAATGGCAGACTTCATGATCGTGTTGCCCTGATACGCAACCAGCTCGCATCTGCCCGTGCCTTTTGCGGAAAGGTCAGAATTTGTCACAGTCCAATACAACACGCCGTCGCTCAACAAAAGATTTTCGGGCGATACAGGGTACGCAGTTGTTTGGCCTGGACGCACATTCAGCAACCCGATTGAGGCCGAAGGATAATCAGCCAGCCAGCCAGACACATCAAACAAGATGCGCGTATAATTATTCTCTCCCAAGCGCCCAAGCGCAATCGTGTGGCCTTGTACAGCCCGAATATCAATCATGTTTTACACCTCTGTTTCAGCAGGTTCCTCAACTACACGCTGCCATGTCTCCTGCATCAGCACCAGTCCACCGCTGAGCTGGTCGGTGATCATGCACGATACGAAATCCGTATCTGCGTTCTGGCCATAGGCGTACGCGCCTAAGTAGGCGTGATAGCTCTGCTTCGCCGCTTCAAAAGCGTCCTTCACCACGATGCCCTTATCATAGGTTCCGTTCGTGCGCTTGATCTGGTGCAGGAAAAATTTGTTTTTCATGATTCATACCCTCCTGTTTTTTTGAATTTACAAACCTGTTGCGTATCAGGTGTTGTTAATGTAAACGATAGTGCAATAAATGTACGTTTGAGTGCCAGTATTTAACGTCAAGATAGGAACTCCGTTCACGTATTCTCCTGTTAAACTCATCGACCCACCCAAGGCAAGGACAGGCGTCACTAAAAACCGCTCCATCGCAGGATTCGCTGTAATAAGATACAAGCCTTGTGTATCTTCTGTTAACGCATTTATTTTGCAGATTAAGGCACACCAAAATCCACTGGTCGGCAATTCATACGTGTAAGTGCCGGCAGCCACCCCGCCCATGGTTCCAATGCGTTTCAGGCGGGTTGCAATGTCTGTATTTAGTGTGCTTAAATCCGCAGCCACTTTATTCAGCCCGCCACCAGAAACAGCGGTTAAATTGGATAATGACAGCGTATCATTCACAGCGATTGCCGCCCTTGCCGTATACAGCCCTTCCGCAAGGGTCGAATGAGCCCGCACATAGACGTATTGCCCAGATGCAATCGCCGCATGTGTGTTCCCGTTGGATACGATAGCAAGGGAGCCCATCACGCCGCCGGTTGCACTATCAATTTTATCCATGTTTTGATTGATCACCTGAACGTCTGCTGTATCAGTATATTCCGGTTTTACAAGCCCCAAATTTGTAGTTGTAGTTGACATGCAATCACTCCTTTACGGGCTTGTCTCGTTCGAGGGAAGCCGCGCTTTTAGCTCATCACTCAGGTCCTTGTATCTGATATTCCCCAAGCGGTTGTATATATCGTCAAAGATACGCTCAATCTGCATGGCGAACGCCCTGTCCTGCGCTTTCCAGTCAGATGGTATCCGTAATGTTTCATGCTGGTGTATGTTTGGAGTTTTTCTCGGCATAGCATTCACCTCAATCGGGGTCAGTTTCGACGATCAATTGCAGCCCGCCAATCAGACGCCATGGGGCTGTAACCCCTTCGTCGGTCTCAATGATGATACGGAACTTTCGGCCAGTGCCACCGAAATGTAGGCGCTTTCCACGGTGTTCTTTGTTGGCTTCAAGCTGTTCAGCGGTCAAAGGCTGGATTGTGTAAGATTTGGTCTTCAGCTTTTTCTCGGTCTGAATGCTGACCTTCAGCGTCACAGCTTCAGCCTGCACTTCGGGAATCATATATAATTCAAAGCCGCCCTTTTGAATGCTTTTCACGCCAAAGTCCATCCAGGGGGACACCCAACGGGTGGGAGCGCCGCTGGCCCTGCCTTCGTCCCAGGAATTGTAGCGCAGCATCAGCACTTGCCCCGGCTGGGTGGCGCTGGTGAAAAACAGCTCGTTGTCTGTCGGGAGGAAGGCTTCAACGTAGAAGTCTGTGTAATAAAGTACCGTGCGCTCGGTCAGGTCATAGCAGAGCATGGCATTGTTGACCGTGCTGCCGTTGACCGGGAGCGCCACATAGTACCTGTTTCGGTAAAGCGTCGCGCACATCTGATCCAGCGCGTCCTGATTGACGGTTTTCCAGATTACGGCCACATAATCCCGCCAGAACGGGGATGTGTCCAGACCATCGAAAATAGCAAGCCCCTGGTCGGTTTCCATGTAGACCCGCTCACCCGTTACGGCGATTGTCTTAAAAAATGCCGTGCCGCCGCCGAACTGTTCCCGGAACACATAGTTGCCAGGATCGGTATTCAACACGCGGAAAATACGATTTCTTTTGAAGGCTAAAAGCTGGTCTCCGAAGCGCCGAAGCGCAAAGAATTTGTCACCGTCCCAGGTGGGCTGCAACACATCCCCGGCGCAATCCTCCGGTTCTTCATCCGCGCCGGGGCCGGTCCAATTCGTAGGATCATAGGGGCGGGAATACATCAGCATATCGGGATTGTCCGTAATTGCTGCCGCCCAGATACGTTCGGCGTAGCGCTCGATCACGCCGAATTTCTTACCCAGGGTGTCAACGGGGATAATGTGCCAGTCAGGAAGCATTACCTGCATCCAGGTCATATCCAGCATATAGCCCCAGGTTTGCAGGTTCCAGTCTCCCCATGTAGAGGGACGGTCAGGCGGAACCACCATAATCATGCCGTCCTGTCCGTTGCTCATCAGCAGCACGTCCACAGTGTCCTCGCTGTTTTCTGGGTTGATCTCGTAGGTGACCCAGCTCCAATCATTGCTTTGGAAAGCGTCAATCCCTTCTGGCAGGTCGATCTCCACCCATTCAAACGCGCTGCCCGCCTGCCGGTAAAACAGCTTCCCCCCGCTTGCGCACACATACCATTCCTTACTTCCGGGGCCTTCATACCATCGGCGGTGAAAAGAGGCCAGCGTTTCCACCGGATCATCAAATTCACCTATGGATTGCGGACAGGCGGCTTGCGGCTGAAGGACGCCGTTGGGCGTTTCCACGTTTTCAGCAATGGCAGCATAGATGGGATTCGGGTTCAGGCCGGTATCTGACTGGCTCAGGCCCTTGAACTCGCTGATCCATACGTCAGCGTCATAGCTGTGCAAACTAAAGTATGCCATAGCGCCACCGCCTTACCTGGGAATATTGAAAAAGTGTTTATATTGCTTGTTTGTGCCGTCGGCATTCAGCCCGTTCAGGCCGCCATCTGCGGCGATCCTCGACACGATCTCCTCAAAAGAGGCCCGGAATGCCATGCCCCGGTTCTGCTTGCTTGGATTGCCGTTCCGGTACACAAGCCAGGTCGCCCAGTCAGCAATATACCGATGCGTCCACTCAGGCAGATTAGGCTCGTCCGAATCCTCTGTCAGCCTCGGATAATCGTCCTGCGGCGTGTGGCTTTTCGTCCATGCCTTCACCAGCCGGTCATACCCATCGTTGATATACCCAAGCAAAGAGGGCAAAAAGTCGCCAACATCATCCGCGTCATTGTTGGTCTGAAACATGACCTCTGACTTGATTTCTTCCACCGTCACGGCGCGTCACCTCACAGCCTGGGGTATTTGTTTCGAAGCTGCATGAACACGGGCACAGGCACTTCCACGGGCACGCCGCGCTGGACATACACGGGCAGTTCACCGTTGATGGTCACATGCTCGTAAGGGTCCACCTGGATACCGGCTTCGGCTTCAGGGGCAGGGGGAATAAAAATCGACACCATCGGGACAGTGCTTTTCTTTTCCATGATGGGATTAACAACAGTCAGGCCGTCATCCATGACGGACGCATTGACAGTCTTTGCAGGCATATGTATGCTCCTTTCAAAGAGGCGGGGCCACGCATGGCAGCCCCGCCGTCATCAATTAGGCAGTCGCGCCGGATTCGATACGAACAATGTAGTTGTCGTTCAGGATCACGGTGCAGAAGCCCTTTACCTTCCAGGCGATAGTGCCGCGCTGGTTCAGGGGGTCGTCGGAACCGGAGCTTCCAGCGGGCTTCACGATGATTTCCACGTTCCGGCCATTGCCGCCCAGCTCAACGGAGCCGTAGCTGTTTTCAGCGTAAATCAGCGTGGAGTACACGGGAGCGCCGGAAGCGCCGCCGCCATAGGGCACGATCTTGAGGCTCTGGGCGGAGGTCCATTCATCGGTCACGGCCTTGTCAGGAACCCAGCGGAACTTGATCTTCTTAGCCTCATAGTCCACGCTCTCGATGCACATGGGCGTCACCACGTTGGCGCTGCTCTTGGTATACTGCACGTTGACCATCAGACCGGTCAGAGCGCGGGCCATGTCAGGGCTGATCGTGACATTGGTGGTCAGCTCACGGTTGGCGCGGTCAAAGTTGGCGCTGGCGGCAATCTCGGTGGTGGTGCCGGTGATGTAGGTCTGGGCGGTGAATACCTTCGCATTGGTGCTCTCGAAGAAGCGGACCTTGTAAATCTTGCCCAGCTCGTACTTTTCAACCTTCTCGGTGGTCTGGTACTTGGCAACGTCGGTCCACATGGTATCACTGGTCAGATCGTAGTACACATCGGTATGCAGGATACCGTGGAAATAGCCGTCGGCGAAGGGCTTCGCATTGGCACGGCGCAGGGTACGCACGGCCTTTTTGATGTCCGCGTAGGTCAGCTTATCAGAGGCGGTAATGGTGCCACGGGTGGTGTTGCTGCCAGCATACTGCACGTTCATACCGGCGTGCAGAGCGTCACGGCTGATCGTGTCCAGAGACAGCGCTGCCTGACGGCTCAGGCGTTCGCTGGCTTCCTTGTGCTTGTTGCCCAGCAGATACCAGTTAAATTCATCGGTCACAGCGATATAGCCGCCGTAGGGCTTCACCATGGCGGTGAACGCGGTCTCGGTCAGCTTCTGGCCGTCAGGGGTCACGCCCTCCACCAGGGGGGTGGTGATCGCGGGCAGCTCGGTGATCCGGGTAAACTGGATCGTCTTGCCGTTGTTCAGGGGCAGGGTACGCTTCTGGGCGTCCCGATTGTGGATCAGCTCAGGCATAACTTCCTTCATGAAGTTGCGCTCGTAAAATTTTATGACGCTCGGCGCTACACCGGCGTCGTAGGTATAGTTGGTGTTATAGGCCGCATTGGGGGTAATAGGCATATGCTCACTCCTTTACTTATTTGCGCATGTCGTATACCTTCCCTTCGCCAAGATTCTTCAGCAGCCGGTCAAACTGTGCGTCGCTCATATTGGCGATTGCGCTTGCGTCGGCAGTTGCTCCCATGGCGCTGTTGGATGACCGGACAGGAGACGGCACTCTGCGGCGGGGCTGGCTCATAGCCTCCGCAACGTCGTAAAAATCCCATTCTCCGCTGAGGACTTTTTCTTTGACTTCGGGGTCGGACTGGAATTGGGCCGCAACGTCCAGGCCGCGGCTGTTCTTGATCTTGTCCGCCTGCGCAGCCAGGATACGGGCGCGGGCTTTTGTTTCCGCGTCGGGTTCCGCCTGTTGCTGCTGGGATGAGGCGAACCGACCGTCAGGGGTTCGGGGTTGGGTTGGCGTCTTCGGCGTCTGGTCAGGCTCGGAGGACGGAATGCCCGCCATCGCCTTGACGTATTTCAGCGCCATTTCCTTGGACTTGATTTCGCCGGAAGCAACCAGAGCGTCAGCCTGCCTCTCATACATGCTTTCACGCAAAGGCTCAAGCGACGCGGCAAATTCAGCGCGGAGGCGGGTCTCCTGCTCTTGCAGCGCCTTGCTGACTGCCGCATCCATCTTTTTACGCATCCAGCCGGGTTCGCTCTTGGCGGGCTGTTCCTGCGTACTTTGCTGTCCGTTGTCCTGCTGCTGATCCTCCGGCTGGTCGGTGATTTCGTCCAGGCTGGAAATGGGCTGTTCTTCCTGTTCCTGCAACGGCTCCAATACAGCGTCGTCCTGTACAGCCTGCTGCACGTTGTTGTTTTCGACCGTGTTTTCTACCATGGGTGATCCTCCTTTAAGGCCATTGCTGGCCGTCGTCTTTCCCGCAGAAAACGGGAAAAGCGCAATATATCAGAAAGAGGAGCGATTGCTCACTCCTCAATTTCTGGCACAAGATTTGCCCTGGCGTTATCAATCAGGGCTTGCCGGGTATTCTGTTGCATCCCGGCCTGGGGCATCCGTGCCGCGGTCTGCCGCTGATTGTCACTGGACACACCGGCGCTGGCCAGGGCGTTTGTCAGGTCGGTGGAGGTCAGCTTCAAGCTCTGGTTCTCCTGCTGGAGCTGCTGCATCTGAGCGCCCATCTGTTCGATCTGCTGCTGCATCTGCTGCATCATGGCCTGTTGCTGTTCGTTTTCCTCGATGACCGGGAGAAGCCTGTCCTTGCCCTCGATGTTCAAAAGCCGGAACAGCGCGGACAGCGGGAAGCTCTGCTGCATCTGCGCGGCCATCGTGAACGCCTGCATATACAGGTTGTTGATCTGGTCGATCCTGGACGGGTCGCGGGTGATAACCTCAACCTGCACCGTGTACGGAGGCGGGGCCAGCACGCCTTTCTTCGGCTTGTCGAAGAATTTCTTCGCTTTCATGGCAATTTCCCGACGCTTCCCATCCCTGCGGCCAGTCACCATAACCACGCGGTCCTCATCGTAAAACTCCGCCATCAGCCAGAGTACATGCCGCACGATCTCCTTGAATCCGTTGTTCAGGATTTGCGTCCTGGCGACCTGCACTTTCGCGCCTGCGGTCTGCAATGCGCTGATTGCTTTGCCGGAAACGATACCGCCCGTTGATTCGCCGCGGGTGAAAGAGTTTGCACCGGCATCGGCTTTCAGGTCGTTCTGGAATTGCAACATCTGGTTAGAGATCATGCCATTGAACGGCATGTTTTGCAGCCAGGTCACATCCTCACCCTGGGTCACGCGGTCGCCCTCGATAATGTCCTGGCTCCAATCGGCCAGGGCCTCTTTATCAATATTCGCGCCGCGCCGGGTCAGCAGACGGCCTTTGCTGCTCATGCGCAGGTTCATGTCAATGTACTGGGCGTAACGGTTGATATACCGCATCATGGGCGTCAGCTCAGTTACCATGCCATCACCGGCCAGGCAGCCTTCAATGGTATCGCAGCGCTCCACAACAAAGGGATACATGCCGTGCATGTACACGTTCTTGCTGTCCTCCAGGAGCGCGTGCCCGGCACAATACGCAACGTTGATCGAATATCGGTTCTTCTTTGCGTCGTATTCCCGATACCAATACTCAATCATCATGGCCCGGCCTTCGTCATTGCTCAGCTTTTCCTTCTGCACATCGCTCATGCCGACCTGATTGTACTGATCCTCTTCGTCGGCGATGTACGGCGCAGCGCCCGGCCAGTGCTCCTTATACCAACTCAGCGGGTGCCAGGATAGCTTCATCACCGCCCGGCAGTCTTCCAACCTGTCTGCCTGCGGGTCCCACAGAAAGGCTTCTATCGGCCAGCGAATGATCGCCACGTCGCCTTTTCCGTAGCTGGCGTCCTCGTCCCAGGCAATCTGTGTAACCACCGTGCCGGGTCCGTAAAAGTCCTCTGACCGTCGCCGGTGTATCTCCTCAAAGTTATTGACCTCATACACCACATGGTGCACCAGGTCTTGCAGGTCGTCCACGGCGTCCTGCTTGTCCGGCGTTTCCGGTAGCAGCTTCGCTTCCGGGATGTTCTGCATCTGATCGGCAACCACGTTGTTGAACGTGCTTTTCAGCGTTTGCAGCTGCAAGGCTTTTTCCGTTGCGCCCGGCGGGTCCTGTCCATCGTCCTTCAGCCGGACAATAGCCCGCGCTTCCCGCGCCGCTTCATGGTAGGGCCTGCATCCTTCCTCGAACATGGTCAGCCGGTCATACACCGTTTGCAGGAGCTTCTGTTGCTCCTCGTCAAGCGGCTGCTCGGTAAACGCCGCCTCGGTCAGGTTTTCGTATTCGCTCATAAGTTACCTCGTGAAAGGGTCGTAGGGTTTCTGGCCCTCAGGCTTGGGCTTTTTGATAGGCGTGGTCGGCCTGCTCATGCAGAAATACCGCGTTTCGTCAAAGATATGGTCCTCGGCATCGGTGTCCACGTCCTCAGGCTTCGTCTGCGAATAAGGCAGGGTTGGAATCGTGCGGATGAAGTCTTTGCAAGTATTGAATATATACATCATCGGTCTGCCTTCCGGGTCAAACCTGAATCGCTCATGTACCTGCATCAAACCTGCCAGCCGTGTGTTATCGCCTTTGCGGAACATAATGCCCGGTGCTGGCGGGTGCGGCGCCATCTGATCGACCACACTATCTCCGCGGCTTCTGTCAAAATTGGCTGGGTCTGCAATGGCGTCGATATACACGTTGTTGTCCATCTCGTATTTCTGCCGTTCCAGAATCCCTTCCGCAATCTGCCGGGGAGTAAGCTCAAGCCCTACATTCGGCTGATTGGGTTTACACCCATACCACTCTTTGTATCGGTAGGCCCGCCCAGCAGGATCAACCGCCCACCACCCAACAGAAAACGGTTTGGTGAATCCATGGTCGAAGCTCATGTAGCGCGGCCAATCCAGCGGAATGGGGAAAGGATCAATAACATGCGTCCATAGGCGGTCAGCATAATGTGCAGGATCATTTTTAAACTCGGTGAACACCTGGCCCTCGAAGCTGTCCCAATCGCCATTGAGCAGCGCCCGCCGCAGCGCCTCGGGTTTCGTCTCCAACTGGAAGATGTAATCCTCCGTGATAAACGGGTTTTCCGTTGCCAGCGCTGGAATATACTGCGTCCTGATCTTCTTTGCCTTATGCAGGGCCTCGGAATAAATCTCCTGGGTCTGAATGCTCATGTACGGCCCGGCATCCACAAACATTTTCTTGACCCACCCATGGCCGATATTCCCCGGGTTGCTGGCACTCCGTACAATCGGCGTCACGCCCAGGCTCTTTTTCGCACGGAGACGGGTTTTCAGGAAATCATAGATACTCTGCTCAAAGCTCGTCAGCTCATCAAAGTATAAAAACTGAATTTCAATACCGGAGTAATTGAATCGGTCAGCCTCGTTCTCACAATGCCGGAACAAAATCTGACTGCCATTCACCAGCTTGAACTCGTGCCGCCCGGCATTGTATGTCGCCAGCTTTTTCGGATAGCTGCTTTTCGCCTCTTTGATGTCTGTGTCTTCCAGCTCTTGGTATGTCCTCCGAAACACAACCGCCGTCGTGCGCGGATACGTCAGACACCTAAAAAAGGCGTCCATAATGAGCGCCTTCGTTTTGCCGCCGCCTGCGGCCCCGCCATATAACACTTCATTTGCCGGTGTGCTGTGAAACGCTTCCTGCTTCGGCGTCGGCTGATACTGTATCGTGATCAATCGCTGTCAGCGCCTTCTGCATCCTCCGGCTTGCCCAGCGTCGGCATCCCCTCAACCCGCACCACAACTTCGTTGCTGTTCACACCCATCACTGTGTCATGGTACTTGTTGATGACGTCGTTCGCCGCCTTGTTCGCCAGCCAGCCTTCCTTCGCGCTCTTCGGGTCCAAATCCAACTGCTTGTCCAGCACCTGCAAACTCCGCGAATAAAGCCCCAGCATCTCCCGGTTTACAATCGACCGGTAACAGTCAGCGTATCCCGGCTTGGCCCGCAGCTTGTGAAATTTCGTCGATGCCAGCCGCTTCTCCGTCGGCGTGCTTGCCTCTGTGATCCCGTAATGCACCCGCAGAATTTCTTCTTCCTTCGTGCCGTATGCGTCCAGCGTGCAAATCAATGCTTCTTTGACGTTCAGCCCGAAGCTGTGCCCGTTCGTTACCTTTGCCATGGTTGATCCCTCCTTGCCCCGGTAGTGGGTATGTATCGGGGCGGTGATGTCCGTGGATGATGATTTTTATATATATGCGCTATAGGATGGTCGGGAGTCTCGTTTCACGATTCAGACCCCCGGGTTCCGGTCAGACCCCCTACCCCCCGGATACCGGGGTGCCCTTCGCCGTCGGCGTGGCGCTGCTCGGTCGCTGGCTTGATAAGCAATCAAACCAGATACAAAGAAATACAGGGAAAATAAAAACCTTGTGGGTAGTTGGAGTGGGTAGTAGATTATAAACTACTTGGTTTATATCTATCTTCTTTCTGAAATGCCTTGCCACGATTCCAGCTTCCCGCCGTCGGTGTCCGCTCCTGCCGCTGATCCGTACCGCGCTCCTGCCGTCGTCCTGCCCTGACCGCTGACCCCGGGCGGCCCCCGCTCTCGTTCGTTCTGAGCCTATCCGATCAGCAGCGCCACGCCTCCGATGTTTAATAAGCGGAAGCAAAAGTTTCTAAAAAAAACTCAAAAATTTCTGAAAAAGGGGGTTGACACATCAAAAGTGTTGTGATATGATAAGGCCATCAAAGGGACAGCAAAAACGTTGTGGCCCACAAGAGGAGGCAATCAGCAATGACGATTAAGTACTTTAACCACTGCAAGACCCTGGACCAGCTCAAGCAGGAATACAAGCGGCTTGCTAAAATCCATCATCCGGATTGCGGCGGCGATGATACGACCATGGCGGCAATCAATGCGGAGTTCGACGAGCTGAGCAAGAAACTTCCGAAGGAAACCGCAACCGGCGAAACCTACCAGCCCCGAGACGAAGAGCGCGAAGCCCCCGAGAAATTCCGCGAGGCAGTAGCGGCGATCCTGAACATGGAAGGAATCACGGTTGAGCTTTGCGGCTCCTGGTTGTGGGTAACCGGGAACACCTACCCGAACCGGGAACGGCTCAAGGCCGCGGGCTACAGGTTCAGCAAAAACAAGGTTGCTTGGTACTGGCACGATGAAAACAGCATCAGCCACAGCAAGAAGCGCTACAGTCTGGATGAAATCAGGGCGCTACACGGAAGCGAGGAGATCAAGAGCCAGAGCGCAAAGCTTGGAAGCATCGGGATGTCGGTTGCCTGAGGGAATCAAAATGCTGCGGCATCGGCAAGACGGCCAGAAAGGGAAAAGCAATGTATTATGTTCTATCTGGTGACAAAGGCAAAAACCCGACGATTGTTCAAGCGTTTAAAACCGAAAAAGCCGCTAAAAAAGCAGCAGAAAAGCGCCGCAAGGCATGGGATGAAGTAACAATAAAGTTTCTCCCGGCTGTCTCAAACATCGTTGACGTATTCTAATTATATCCGCTGTCCTACCGGCAAGACGGGGAGAAGGAGCAAAGACCATGAGAACCTACACCGCCTATTATGTTTCCTGGAGCCTGAAAACCGGCGAAGCGACCTATAGCAGATCATTCAGCACAGCGGCAGAGCGTGACAGCTTCGCGGCCAGC